GCATATGCTTCTTGCCCACAACAAAATGTTGCATATACATCTTGTCCATCTGTTGAAGCAGCAGGAATAACAGCAGCATTACTAGATAATAAAAATCTAAGATTTCTATAAGATCCCCATTCTGACCTTAATGCATTCATTGGAGATGGGTATGTAATCTTTGCATGAAAACCGTCTAGTCTTTCTAGTGATCGTATAAGTTTTGTATGTCCAAGAGCATAATATGCGTCTCTAACAGGAGAAACACCGGTATTTTGATTGCTTGGCATCTCATCAAGCATAGTTTTTGCATTATTTCCAACCAATATTTCAATTATGCTTGCTAAATCTGATACTCCTATATTAGTTGGGTTATCACCATTAGTACCACCAGTTGCATTTATAAACCCAGCAGAACCAAGCAATTGATTGCGAGTAAGTTCATCTTCTGTTTCTCGCATACATATACCAAGTAATTTTACTCCTTCATTGAGCACTTTTCCTTGATTTGATATAACAACTTGTTCATTAGTTGTTGTATATGTACCGTAGAATTCAATAGTAGCATCAACATTTACTGCGTGTAACAATTGACCAGGAGGAGTAATACCAGTATTTCCTAGAGGTGTAGTAGCAGTAGCTAATTTAGTATATTTTTGAAACCGTTGTGTTAAACCATTATTCTTTTCCATTCTCTTTTTTTGAGCCGGAGTAGAATAAATAAGGTTTGGAACTGCAACTGATAACAACGTCATATTAAATTGATGTTGTATTGGTGCAGGTAAAGTAGTCGTTGTATTAATAGGCATAATGATCCTTAAACAAAAATTTATAAATATAAAAATCTGTCTAAGATGACGAGTCTTACGTTATACGTCTGGGGTGGCGATTTCCATTATACGCCGAAAGGAAGCGATCCTTTAAAGTAATACCATTATTACTTTATATACGCATATTAATACATATCACAAATAGATCTATATAGGCAAATAATTATTAACTGTTAATTGCTTCTTCCATTTTTCTTCTATATTGTTCCTTCATTTCTTCTGTTAATGACTGAGAAAAAGTATTTGCGTGTGATAAGGGAGTGTTTCCTTGCTGTGAAGAAATGCTTGATAATGGTCGTGGCTTGATACTATTAGTTTTAATTACATCTTTACTATTATTATATGTTGGTGCTTTGCCAAACTTTTGTATTAATTTATATGCCGCTACTGCTTGTTTATAGATATCTGGATTTGATTGCAATGAATCAGCTAATTCTGGATGTTCTCGTCGTAATGCTTGTAAACTTTCTTTTGTTACTACTGAGTCAAAATCAGGATATTTATTTCTAACCATAGTTTCAGCTGAAATTGCATAACTATTCTGCTGTGTTTGATAAAGTTTATTTTCTAATTTTTCAACTTTATTCATTAAGGCTTTAATATGCTTACCTTCTGCTAGTTCATCTTCACCAATAGAAAGTGATATATCATTATAATCATCGTCAACTATAGGTTCATTATATTGATCATATTCTTTCTGAAATTGTTTTGCATATGCTATAGCTTCATCTCGTTCTCGTTCTGCTTGTTCTCTAAGTTTTGCTTGTCGTTCGTTTTCTTCACGTAATTCTCTAAAGTTTTTTTGTTGATATGTCTCTTGCTTGGATTCAGATACACTTTGTTCATCAGATTGTATATTTTCTTCAGGAGCAGCAACAACTTCTTCATTTACTTCCTCTGGAGAAGTTTCAATAGTTTCAACATTTTCATTTACTGTTTCATCAACCATAATAATCCTATTTAATTTGATATTGCAACAACTTCTTCATTATTAAGCAATTGTGCTTTTTGTAATAAAGTACCGTTATAAAAATCTATTATATATTGCAATAAAGTTTTTTCATTTTCATCAAGGGTAATAGCATTTTCATATAAATATAGGCAACTTTCTTTATTTGGTAATGTCCAAAGTAATTCTAATTTATCATCATTATGCGTATATTTAAAAACTGACTGATGATAATGTGGAGTTGGAGCAGATTGTCTTAGAAAAAAAAATGGCCGTATAAGCCCTGGTAAAAGATAATCAGTTTTTAAGAGAATAACTAGATATAATACATCTTTAAATTTTGATTTATTCTCTTGAATAATCTTATTAAATTTTTCCATATAATCTTTAACCATCTCCTGTTGTTGATCAATAACATTGACTGGACCACTAGGGCGTTCAAGATTCTCCCATATGAGTTGACCTGCAGTTTTTTCTTTCATTTATTTATATTTCCTCATTTGCGATATTCCTATAGCTATCGCTTGTTTTCTGTTTTTTACTTTCTTTTTACTCTTACCAATATTGAGTTCACCTTTTTTAAATTCTTCCATTACTTTACTCATTTTATTTTTTGCTCTTTGTGTCCTTGTCTTTGGTGTAACTATACCAATTGATACAGCAATATCTTTTTTAAATGGTTTCTTCTTAGTAGTACTTTTTTTTGATTTTTTAAGATTACTAGTAATAGTAGTTAATATATTTAAAGGACAGTTTTTTCTTCTTTTTTCTCTCATAATTTTCATAGCATTTATTATTTTACTAGAAATCTTTTTTTTCATACTATTCCTTAAAAGATAAGAGACAGGGGATTAATCCCCTGTCGTATAATCCTTCATGTAACCTTTCTTTTTTTTCTTTTTCTTTTTAGAACATTTAGAAAGGTTTAATAAGTCACATGCAATTTTTTTAGCCTTGCCTTCGGCTCGTATCATGACCGGCATTACATAAACCTAATATCGTTTATTAGATTTTTGACGCATTGCTTTCTTGATATCGCCATTAATTTGACTATCAATTCCAGACAGTGTGTCATCATATGAATATGTTCCAAAAGCAACTTTTGGATACTCTCTCATAATAACTTTATCGGGCATACCATTGATGCCACTACTATAGAACTTTTTCTTTTTCATTGTTTCCTTTCGTAGAAACTATCTATAAATAGATAAGGTTATACCTCTAACTACCTAAATTGTTCATTAATGCACTCATATCTTGTTGTTGTGGTTGCTGTGGTTGTTGTTGTGGTTGCTGCATAGGTTTTAATACTTCATTCATTGCAGTTGTTTGCAGTATGCTTTGTTGTTCTGTATTAGCATTTTCTTGGTTTCTTTCTTGTTGGAGTATTTGATTTAATTGTATTATTTTTTGAAATTGATTTAAGTCAATCTCTTGAATTTCTTTAATTGCTTTTACAAGATTTACTAATGCTATTTCATTATCTTTTACTGCAGCAGCTTTTCGTTCTTCTGCTTGTGATTGATTTTCTTCTATCCTACTGACGCGCTCAAGTCCAAGTCCCTTATTTGCCATTGCTACAGAATGAGAAAGATCGGTTCTGGCAAGTTGTTCTTGCATAGCAGATTGTGCTTGTATTTGCTGCATTTGTTGAGTTTGTTCATTAATTTTTTGAATTGATTCAATAAGTTTCTTTTTGTTTTGTATAGTTACTGATTCAAGCAATACATCATCAGGAATTGGCACACCAAGTTCACGTAATTTCATAAGCTGTATAAATTGCATTTGTTTTTGTGTCGTTGTATTAATTCCTTCTTCCACTACAGCGTCATATTTGCCAAATGCTTTATTATAAAACTGTGGTGTTGGTTCTTCTTCAACAATTCTTTTTACTTTTCCAGGAGTGAAATTTGATTGAATCACTTTAAGTAATAAGCGACCAAGAATCTTTTGTGATCTATCAAGTTGATCAAATAAGTTTTGAAGCGTTGTAAGTCCTGCACCTTGGCGAAGCATGGCCAATACGCCTGCTTTGTCATCAACTGCACTTCCAAGAAGTTCTTCATTGGCTCCAGAAATTTCTTGTGGCTCACGTCCCATTAATTCTGAAAGTTGTATCAATGATGGTGGGACATCTTGTGTTTGTATTGGCATAATGTCAGTCATTTGAGCGCCTTTTTTAAGGACAAGAATTTGTCCTTGGCCAGTTTTAAATACATCGCGAGGATTAACAAGAGCATTTTCTTTTACAATCCATCCTGAGTTTGGATGACTCTCAATAATATTAAGTTCCATAACCTTATATCTATTATATAAAAATTGTGAGTCTCTCAATCCACGAACTACACCTTGTAATCGATCTGAATAGTTTGATAGCTGTGGATTATAATATCCAAAAACTGGAACAAATGGATATTCATCAATACCAAGTGGGTTTAGGCCGTCATACATGACATGACCTTGGACTACTATAGCGAGCCTAACCGTCGGAATTTCTTGCGATACAACACTTACCGACGGATAGGTTGCTAGGAAAATCTCTAATGATTCTTTATCTTGCTCTGTCCATTCTAATGTTTCACCCGTTTTTGCATCGATTAATATTTTTTGTGTTCTATATGAACGATAATAGAATTCATCATAAGTTAATAAATTTGTTGTGTCTAAAAAATTAGATTCTGGCAAAAATTGAAACTTCCCGTCTTTAGAATCTTGATTCATAAAAGATTCTATTTCATCTTTTCTATCAGGTAATAGAGATAAACATTCCATTTTAGATACATATGTTCGTTTCCAAAGTCCATTACAATCAGATAAATCAGCTTTCCTAAAATAAGGATCAATAAGAAAACTGTTATATGGACAATAATCTACTTTAATATCTCCTGATATAGGATCATATCTAAAATCATTCCATATCTGCAAAAGACTTAATCCAGTAACTAAAGCGCCATCATATGCCTCAGAGATGGTTTCTAAGACATTTTCTCTTTGAATTATACATGTCATTATTTTTGAAAATTGATCGGCGGTATCATTATCAGCATTCTCAACGGGGGTAGCAATTATAGATTTACGGTTTCGTCGTTGGTATCCAGAAATCATATTTTTAATACGACGTATTCGATTAAAAGAAATTTTCTTATTATTAATTATACTATCTTGCTCATAAATCTCATCAAAAACAGATTGATCACCAGCTTCAAATCTTGCGTCTATATCAGCTTGCATCCAAAAAGTTTGATTAATAGTAATGCTATTATTATAGAAATCTTCCATTCTTTTAAGAATATCTCTATGTTCTTCATTATAATATTCTGGTCCTAAACTCGGAAATAATGCCATATTCTAATCCTTTTATGTTCATAGACACATATTAAAAAAAAGATTAGCAAAAGAAGTAAAATCAAGTATATATAAAAGTATTTTATTTATTTTCCGGAGATACTACACAAGCTTTTCGGAGATACTACACAAGCTTTTTTTTTGCATCTGAAAATGCCTTATAGGAAGGCACATTCATTTTTGTTTGTTACATCCTTTACGGAAAAGTGTTCCATCCTTTAAGAACCTTTAATAGGAAGTTGAAAAAGTTGAAAAAAGTTGAAAACATTCTTCAACTTCCAAAATAAGCATCTATACATTATATTCAATATATAAATATATAAAGTTGAAAAGTTGAAGAATATCGTAACAAAACTCTTAAAAACTTTTTAAGAGTTACTATAATAGACAATAGATGTTGTTCTATTACAACAAATCTTAGAGGTCTGAAAGTTGGAGCTTCCAGATCTCGTTTTTTAAAAACTATACCGTTACCGTTACCGTTGAATTTTTTTTGGCAAAAATCTTAGAGTTACGGGTTTTTTGGCGTTGAGTGCTTGTACTATCTATCCTAGAGCTGTTATTCAGGGGATGCGTCCTGATAAATTGCTGCTATTGGGATGATTGATATGAGCGCTTAAAAGATAGGTGTAACAAAAAAACCAGATAAGAAAAAATTACTTATTATTTTATTTTAATTCGAGTCATTGGATGAGTTTTATTAATTCGAGTCATTGGATGAGTTTTAATTTTAGACTTTTTAAGTTCTTTTATTTGATTAGTATTATTTTCAATTTTAGATTTTAAATAGTTTTCAAGATCTAACAATTTATTATTAAATCCTTTTACACGACAATTTATTAGATCTTCTTTGCATTTTAATTCCATTATTTTATGACTTAAATTACAATATTCATCTTGTAGATGATAAACATGACCTAATAATTTATGTATATAAATGCTTAAAAGAATGGTGATTGCAAAAAAAGTTAATAATATTAATTGTAGTTTCATATTAATTCCCTTCTTTTATTTCTGCATATCATCATCATTATATTTCATTTTAATTCTCTTCTTTTTTTTCTGGATATTCTATTGTTCTTAAATTTTCTATTTTATTAAAAGTACTTTGATAAAGTTCATAGAGTGCATCAGTAAAAACAGCAGTATAAGAATATTTTTCTTTATTCATAACACGATTAGATATAATGAGATTAAGCATCTCTATAGATTCATCTGATAAATAAATGGTATATCGTTTTTTAGACATGTGTATCCTATTTGGCCACATAGCACATAATATAAAAGAAAGGAGCGCTCATGAGAAGCGAAGTAACTTTTATATTATGCTATGTGTCTCTTACCCAATTTTGCTCTTGGTGATTAAGATAACCATTGAGTAATTTTTAATTTCTAAATAGTGGTAAATTGCTATTATTGTTATTATATACTTGTTGCCTAATTTTTTCAAGTTTTTCTACAGTTAGATCATCAGAAGAATCTAATGAAGTCCTTACTGCGATACATAAATATTTAATACAGTCAGCCCAATGGCTAGACCAGTCATGCAATGGAGTGTCTCTATATATTTTATTTTTAAAATCAAACTCATGATGATAATTTTCAAGTGCCTTTATAGTTTGCTCACATCTATCTTCATCAATAAAAAACTTTGGCAATAAAGCACGTACTGATTCAATTCCATCGGCAACAGATAGTTTTGGAGCAACAGTAAAATTAATACCAAGTTGAGACGCAATTAATAATCGTGTATTCCCTGATCCAAACTCTCGTACTCTCATATCATGAGGAGCAATATGTTCTTTATACTGATACGGTTTTGTTAAGACTAACCTTATATAATGATCAATACCTACTTGATTTCCTTCATATGCATCTATTAGTCTAATAGAGCCGTCAGGAGGTAACTGAAAAAAAGCTATACAGGTTTGATCTCTTACGCCAATATCCCAAGCAGTATAGACAGGTAATGATGTATCCCATAAAACTTTTCCTATACGTCCTTGTAAACGCATATCATTTATATAATTACTATAATAGGAACCTTCAACACCACGATCAAAACTGCAATAGAATTCTTGGTTTACTAACTCTTGTGACATCTCTCCACTATCAATAAGTTTTTGTATCTCTGATAGTTCGATATGCTTTGTATCTTCAACGGTAAGATACAAAGAAAACCATTCATCTGTAAATTCTTTTGCTCTTTGAAAAAGAGTATAGAAATGATTTTTTCCAAACGGTGTTGAGAGAAAACACGCAAAACCACCGTTTTCGCTTAGGACTGGGCGTATGAAGTGTGTATATGCGCGTTCATCTTGATACGCGTGCTCACTAAAAATAGCACCCTGCGGATTTGTTCCCCGTAACTTATTAAAATCAGTAGAACCAAGAATTTGAATAATACTATTATTGCAAAGTATTAACGTCATCTCGGTATTGTTCTTATCTAAAATGAGCTCAGAAGGAATGTAGTCGATAAATCTTATACCTTCATTTGTAATTGATTGCCATAACGCTTTCTTACCCTGTGCGTAAGTAGGAAAAATATAGTAATATATACCAGTTTTTTGTAATGCTTTTAAAACAAGCATATGAAATGCAGTAAGGTCTTTACCTGCACGGCGAGGAAGAATAATAACAAGTTTTTTATACTTCTGGAATGCATCAATAATCTTTTGTTGGTATGGGCGAGGAGTAAATAAAAATTGTTTATCTTCCAATACTATTCTTTCTTATCTTTACCTAAAAGATGACTAATAA